ATCGAGGAAACGTACGTTTTCAAGATTTGGAATGTAAAAACACATTTTTGGACATGGTTTCGTTTTTATAATGTTGACAACTATGTGGATACTGTGTATAATAATAGATGGAAGTCCCCACGGCAATTCGTGACCGTTATCAAGATTGCAAAGACAAAAGGCAGGCAGCCGCAATCTTGGTATGGCGTTGTCTCCCCCGTCACATGCCCCGTGGTAGGGCTTCTTTTATTTGACATTTTTTTCGTACTATGATATGATAAAAGATTGATCTTAAATACATTTTGTGCTATACTGTTATAGAGGAGGTGAAGACATGGCATTAAACGGAATTGATGTTTCCCATTATCAAAACGGGATCAATTTAGCTAAGATATCCGCTGACTTTGTGATTATGAAAGCAACGGAGGCGACTAGTTTTGTAGACCCTTGCTGTGATTCCCACTATCAGGAGGCGAAAGGTGCAGGAAAACTACTGGGAGTGTATCATTTCGCCCGTGGAACAGGAACAGGGAAAGAAGAGGCAGACTATTTTCTAAAGCACTGTGAAAACTACGTGGGAGAAGCAATCCTGGTTTTGGACTTCGAATACACCAATCAGCCAAACTCGAACACGGTCAACTGGTGCAAAACATGGCTTGATCGGGTGCATGAAAAAACAGGAATAAGACCACTCATCTACATGTCGCATAGTGCGACAAGGCATGCTGATTGGAGTAGTGTGGCAAAGGATTACGGGTTATGGGTTGCTCGTTATGCCAACAACCAAATTGTATACGGGTACCAGAAAGACCCGTGGCTTGGAACAGAGGGAACTGGAGCCTTTTCCACCGTTGCGATCCATCAGTACACTTCCACTGGAAGACTTCCCGGATGGAGAAACAATCTGGATCTTGATATTGCTTATATGTCAAAAGACGCATGGAAAAAATACGCATGCCCTAACTCTACAGGTTCTTCAGGAGGCAATATCACATCAAAAGAGGTTACATTGAAAAAAGGGGAAACCCTTATTGTAAAGGGGTGTAATGGATGGAAGCATGGATCGAATTGATTCAGCAGGTGGGAATCGCCGCTGTGGTAGCTGGCTTATGTATGTACTTTATCAAATATATGTATGACAAGAACCGAGACGATGTGAAACTGCAACGAGAAGAGTACACAAACCAGCTTGAGACAGAACGCCAGAGGCATAACGAGGAGATGAAAAGCGTCACAGAGGCGTTAAACAATAACACGGTGGCATTGACAGAACTCACAGCCTATATTAAATCATTCGTGTCTACAGAGGATACTGACAATGCCTAATATTAGTTTAGCATACCAATGGACGATTTCCGTATGCAATGCCCCGAATGTGGGTTACTCCCAAACCTATCGGAGAGGGCAGACAGTGAATGGGATTACCTATTATGACTGTTCTTCTTTAATATCCGCCGCCCTCACGAAAGGAGGCTTTACACAGACGAACCCGTGGTTTACCACAAGTTCCATGAGAGGCTATCTCAAAGATTGGGGGTTCGGTCAAATCCCCGTAACAGAAGAGTGGAAACCGGGAGACATCTTGTGGAAGCCGGGGCACACAGAAATGTGCTATCAGGGATATGTCACTATGGGGGCGCATCAATCCGGCGTTCCGTTAGCGGATCAGGTGTCCATCAATTCCGGACCTGTCTCACCTACTTATTATACGGAGTGTTGGAGATATGGAGGAGGAGCCGCAACACTCATATGGATTTATGGAAACCGTTACTTAAACCAAGATGAAATGGAAAATAACGCCTACGTGTTTTGGTCTACCATGTTCGGCTACGGCTGGACATTAAATGCAGTGGCTGGCGCTCTTGGGAACATCCAACGGGAATCTACCATCAATCCGGGAATCTGGCAGAATTTATCCGTCAACCCGGAGCTGGGGTTCGGGCTGGTGCAGTGGACGCCATCTACCAACTACACCAACTGGGCTGTGAAAAACGGGTATGATATCAGCGATGGGGCAGGTCAGTGTAAATGGCTGGCAGAAGAAACAGTGCCCTCCGGTCAGTGGATTCCAACCAGCTCTTTTCCACAAAGCTTCGAGGAGTTCACTTCCAGTACAGATACACCGGAAACGCTGGCCGAAATGTTTTGTTTAAACTTCGAGCGTGCAGGCGTTGCGGCGATGGAGGAGCGGAAACGAAACGCTAGGAACTGGTATAATTATTTAGAGAATCTTTCCCCGATCCCTCCAGATCCGGGATTGGTTATAAAAAATAAACTATATAAATTCCCAATATTAAAAAGGAGGTCTTAACACATGACACCAGATGAGGCAGTAAAAGCAATCATGGATCAGATGACAGATGTTTCAAGTGTGCAGGACGCTTTTGATGTCCTGATCGAAGCAGCAAGCGGCGAATGGAAAACCAAATACGATCAGGCGATCGTGGACTTAGAAGCCGCAAGAGCGGAATCCGCAAAGAAAGATCAGCAGATTGTGGATTTAAACAATCGCTACAAAGAACGGTTTTTATCCGAAATGGGAGGAACCGGAAGAAGCGATGTTGATGTAAACGAAAAGGAAACCCCGGACGATGTGTTATTTAATGACATTGACTGGGATGCAGCAACAGAGTAAAGGAGGAATCAATTATGGCGACAAAGAAAGCAAGCGTGCCATCCACTAACGTGAATATTTTGAAAGCGGCTGTAAATGAGTACAGTCTGGAAAACAGATTATCCGAACCAACAGAAGCAAATCTTGCACAGGTGTTCGATGACATGATGAACATTGATAAGGCAAGAAATGCTTTGGTTCCGTCCCTCATGCAGAGAATCGGGATGCAGACCGTTGACTCTGATTCTTGGGATAACCCGTTTAACGTAGTAAAGAAAGACCCGATGTATTATGGTTCCATTGATGAGGAAACATACGTCAACTTCGCCAAGTCAAAAGGGTTTGACCCAAGGGAGGACTACGAAGCGGCATTTAAGATGTACCAGTCTTACATTATGACGATGTTCCACCGTGTCAACTTTGCGGAGCAGTACCCGGCAACGATCAGCTACGATAATATGCGTGACGCTTTTACATCCGAATACGGTGTACGGGATCTCATGAGAGCAAAGGCGGTGTCTTGTGTATCCGGCTTTAACTGGGATGAGTACAACGCTATCAACTCGATTATTGGAACAGGGTACGATAAACAGATTCTTCCTGCAACAACCGTCGAAGCGCCGGTCGACGAAGAATCCAGCAAAAAAATGATCTCCCTTGTAAAAGCATATGTGAAGAAATTCCGTTACCCGAAGCCGATCCACAATATCGCAGGTGCTACATCCTATAGCAGACCAAAACAGTTATTGTGGCTGACAACACCGGAGAACGATTCCAACTTCGAAGTATTTGTTGAGGGTTACGCTTTCAATGAAAACAAGGTAGATCTACAGGTAAGTAAGATCGTGGTGGATGAATTCCCGAATCCGGCTATTCAGGGCGTGCTTGTGGATATCCGGTTTTTCCGTATCCGGGAACAGTTCAGACGGTTCAGCTATCAGGAGCTAGCAACTTCCCTGAACTGGAATATGTTCTACACGGTGAAAGAAATGATTTCCGCTTCCCCGTTCTACCCGATCATGGTATTTACAACCGATCAGGTGGCAACCAGCTCTCTTACCATTACAGCAAAAAACGTAGAGTATACAGCAGGAACAGAAATGCCGATTCCGGCATCCGTAACAGGTGGAACCAGAACCAGAACCTACCACATGAATCTGATCGACTATACGATTACCTCTGGCGCAACAAGCCGTGACACTTACATCCTACCGGGTACCAATATTTTAGTACTTGGTTCCGATGAGACAGGAACGATCAATATTGATGTAACGTATCGAATGGATGCTTCTGTGAAGAACGCAATCACTGCTACAAAAAAAGCTGATGCATAAACTAGTCGAATAGTCGAAGCAAGAGGGGCTTGACAATGCAAGCTCCTCTTGTAGAAAGGAGATAGGAACATGGACGCAATGATTCCAATGCCAACGCAAACAGATGTTGTTGCGAAAGCACCGCAGTCAAACTTACGATTATATTCCGGTGTTCCTTGGGATAACACCTATCAGCATGTGAGGCTATATGATTCTCAAGTAGCAGCACTATCTTCACTGGAATCTTATCGTGTTCTATATTCAGATTCCCGGTTAAACAATATGGCTCCGATCCGTGTAGGTTCCTTAGAATTAAAGATCCCTTTCACAGAAATGGAAACGCTGGATTTAAACTACATGACCTTTTTAAATAAGGGGTATTCAAACACTTGGGTGTTCGCTTTTATTACCTCCATTGAATGGTTATCCCCGGAAACAACGAGGGTGCATTTTGAACTGGATATCTGGCAGAATAACATTTACAACTGTACCATGAAGCCGTGCTTTGTGGAACGGATGCATATTCCAAAAAGCCAGGACACCATCGGCGGCAATCTGGTAAATGATTCTCTGGAAACAGGGGAATACATTTGCGCCTATCACACGGAATCTGACTTCGGTGATATGGAAATCTGTATTTACGCTACCACATCTCCGACAGGGGAACGGCTGGAATATGGTCTTTCCAATGGCGTGTTCCGTGGAACATCTCTTGGGCACTGGCCTGCAACGGATGATGGAGCGGCTTCTGTGAAATCGACCATCGATCAGTACGTGGATGAGGGCGCAATCGACGCAATCGTGGCTTTCTTCATGGCACCGGAAATCTGTGTCAACGCTGGATTGAAAACACAGCCGGGACCAACACAGAAGCTCACCACGATTTCTATGGGAACACCGTTTGGTGGCTATACCCCGAAGAATAAGAAGCTGTATTCTTATCCATACCTGTATTTAATGATGGATAACAACTGCGGTCAGTCAAACACCTTGTTTTTTGAATATAGCTCCAACGCAAACCATGATTTAACCGTGAATTTCCTTGGCACCATGTCAACTACTCCGGGCGTTCTGATATACCCTACCAACTATAAAGGGACTTCGAACAATTATGCGGAAGCCATTACGTACCAGAACTTCCCAATGTGTTCTTTTAATTATGACGTGTATAAGTCATGGCTGGCTTATAATCAGGGAACCATCGGTATCCAAGCTGTTTCCTCTGGTATGTCTGTGATTGGTTCCGCAATCAAAGGAGCAGGTGCTGGAGCTCTTGGAGGACCAGCAGGTGCTGTGGCAGGTGGTGCGGCAGGTTTATTGTCTGGCGTAGTAAATGCCGGTATGGACGTTGCCAATATGATGAATACCATGTATCAGAAAGATCTGGAGCCAAACGTCCTGAAAGGAAAAGCCATGAACACGAACCTGAACGCCGGGGCAAATCTACAACAGGTTGATTTCTATGTGATGTCTATTACAGCAGAGTTCGCAAAACGAATCGATGATTATTGGACAGTGTTCGGATACCCGGTACATGATCTGGCAACTCCGACAATGAAAAACAGATCGTCTTGGGATTATGTGAAAACAGTGGGTTGCGGATTGACTGGAAAAGTAGACTTAGATCAGTTAAAGAAATTAAGGACCATCTTCGACAACGGTGTGTTTATCTGGCACACCAATGACATCGGAAACTTTGGTCTTGCGAATAATTAAGGAGGTGATAGCGTGCGAAACCCTTTTCGTGTATACGAAAACTTTCATGAGGGCTCCTGTAATATGGAAGAAGCCTACTTCTTCTATAAATTGAAAAACTTGTTTCTAGCCTCCATTACCTATGAGGGGCTACCTGAGGAAATTCAGCCGTTCTGGGTGGAGGAACAGCTATTCTATAACCCAGTGGTGGCTTTTATCTATGACGATCTGGTCGATATGTACGCCGCTATGAAAGTCAATTTACAGGGGATGCCTGATATCTACGGAATCCCGGAACTGCGCCAAGTATGGGCTATCAACGGATATTTGGAGTATTACGGAAAAGAAAACTCCGTCTTAATGTGGAATTCCCTCGCCCCGTTCTCTTATGCGAAAATCGCCCGGATGTACGCAAAGAAGCTCGCTAATATCTGGAAAACCATTGATGTAAATATCTTCGCTCAGAGAACACCTGTTGTGATGTCAGCCCCGGATGATATGCGGCTCACTTATGATAATATCGGGGCAAGCTATGAAGCAAACGTTCCGGTGATTAAAACACGAGACACGGTGAATCTTGGGTTGATTAAAGCCCTGAAAATTGAGGCACCCTATGTGGCAGATAAACTGCAACAGCAGTTTAAAATTGTGCTCAGTCAGTTCCTGACAGATTGCGGCTATGAATCAAATCCCGTTGAAAAGCGAGAGCGCCTAATAAACGGAGAGGTAGACGGGAATAACGGAGAAACGGAGGGCATGAGAAACTCAAGACTTGCTACGAGAATTCGGGCTATCAATGCTTGTAATGAGTTATGGGGATGGAATGCCAGCGTGAAATTTAATTCCATTCTGCCAACTTCTATCAACGGATTTATTGGCGGTGTTTCCCCTGAGGAAAGAGAAGCAGGAGAGGAGGAAGAAAGTCTTGATAACGACGACAATTAAAAACATCTTACAAGAATACGCTCAAGCTGATTATATGAAAAATCATCCAGAAGATATGATCGTGAACCTTTCCCCTTGGGAATTGGTTGACAACTATTACCAGCAATTCTTCTCCTTTCCAATGCCTTGGTATGAAGATAACACGGAAAGTAAAACGGAATTTCAAAAGCTATTCCTGCATCGGTATTTTATGAATGAGATCGGACAAGAAACGGTGAATCTTCACAAGCAAATGCTGTATACAAAGCTCTCGATTCGGATGCCATACTATAAGCAGATGTTTCAAACCATGCTGAATGAGCAGGGTGTGGATATGACGCATAATCTGGATTATGAAATGAACGGTTCTGACTCCGGTACAGCTTCCGGTAATAAAAACAGGGATATGACGGACAATACTTCCGGTAATTATTCTGATACGAATAATACGACCACAGATGCAAATTCTCAGTCCATTGATTCTGATAACCCACAAGTGAACTTTTCCGGTAATGATTACGCCTCCGAAATGAGCCGTGGGCAGTCAAATCAGACAGTGAACGGTACAGCTTCGGGTAATAATAAGACGGATAAGACAGTAAATGAGACAGAAGATCATTCTGAGAAAACCAGTTCTACGACGGAACGAACATTCCTTGGTAGACAAGGCGCTTTTCCGGCTGAGGTGATTGAAAAGTGGAGAGATATCGTGTATAATATAAATCAGGAAATCATTCAGGATTTGGATTCCTTATTTTTGGGGGTGAGACCGTGACAACGATAAAAGAAATCGAATATTTACAAAAAACTGCTATGCTAATGTGTTCTAATTCCTATATGGATCGCCTAAAAGCGGAGTTCTTACAGTGCTATTTGAGAAGTAAACTTCTTGAAATAGAAATTGATTGCCCACATCGTTCTTACACAAAGAAGGAGATGTCTTATTTGAATAAACAGCTTAGAGTAATGGATTCCTATTCAGTGATATTATTAAAACGTATCGTTGCGGTACAGCCCGAGTTCACTGTATCTACCGCAATTCAAGAAATGGAGGATGGTTCGTTATGTTAAAAGGATGGGTAAAAGCAACGTTTGAAACGGATAGTGGTGGTTTTCGTGTGGATCCGGATTTGAGAGAAGATATATGGTTGGACCCGTTAGAGTTTCAGGAAATGGTTGATGAGGGTATTATTGTTGTTGATAAGGAGGATGAATAATATGGGTTATCAAGTGCCAAGTGTAAATCAATGTTATGACTTTTCTTGCGTGATTGGACAGTTGCAGGCGTGGTGTTGCTCCCACGCTCCGCTTGTACAATCCGTGTATGATGAGTGCAAGGGGACGAGTTTGAGCGAACAGGTTGCGTATCTGTTCGGGGTTGTGAGAGATGTTATGAAAGCGCAACAGTGCGTGGATGAGAACTTTAAAACGTTATATGATTTTGTGAAAGACTTTTTTGAAAACCTGGACTTACAAGAAGAGGTTAATACAGTATTGGAACGCATGGTAAATGATGGGACATTAAGTAACTTACTTAAACCATTAATTATGTCAACATTGCCACCGCTTGTTGTTGACAGCACAACTGAAATGACTGACAAAAACAGGAGCTACGTTTTAAAATCTAATTCCCACATTTATCAATATATGAATAGTGAGTGGGTTGACACTGGTGTGGTATTTGGTGGTAGTATCGGTAATGTTATCGAATGTAATGGTTTTTTAGATAATGACTACGACTTAAATAATGTTGCTAGTAACACTTGTTATATACTATACACAAAGAGTGGTGGTAGATATACAAACTATCCACCAACAGATTTCGAGGGAAATAGTTTATTATTTACAATAGAAGAGCCTGACGGTTTAAAATATCAGATTATATTTTTAAGTGCTGGTGTTAATTTTACTAGAGTATATCATGTAAATGAACAGGAATGGGTAGAATGGAGAACACAAAACGATTATATCGGGGCTTTAGAAGCAGCAACCGGTGTCGAAATCGTTGTAGATGACACACCCGAGG